CTCAGAGACTCCGTGCTAACGCACGACGTATCTTCCGTTCCAGCAGAACCAAAGCTGGAGCTTCCTTACGTGTTTCCACGTAGGAGATACGCGAAAGCATAGAGCGGAATCTCGCGTCCCTCGCAAGGGGGCCTCCTCTTTCAAGGATTACCTCTTGCAAATTAGGCCACAGTGCGACCTCATATGGAACATTTAACCACATGGGGAGCACCTCATGGACTAATTGGGAAACCTCCTGGTCGGAGGCAAGGTATGCTGCGTCAGATTCAAAACCTGGCACAGGAGTCCCGCTTATGTCATCACTCATGTATGACAGGTGGGAAAACCGGGCAGCACGCCTACTAAAGGTACGCAGCCGTACATCAGCTGCGAACGCCCGCTCGATCGCAGGCGTCAGACGTTCCTCTAGAGGAATGCCCAGAGGGTTCCACCCAAGCCCATAAGGCTCGGGCAGATCAGCAATATAGCTGAGAACCCTCCTCTGACGCGGTCTCATCATAACGAGAGACCGGGGGCCAAGGTTCCTGGCGAAGTCCACAAAGGACTCGTCCGAAACACGCCCCTTCCACTTGAAGCCTTGCACCACGGTATCACCCGTGATGACACGGCCCACGAATTGGGCCGTGGTTGCCGATTCCAGTGATTTCACTGGATCAACCGGCACTCCCCAGGCTTCCATAACCTGCCGATAGAGCGAAGCGACCTCTGCGTCCATGATCGTGCAGTCGTCACCCACGATTGCATATGGGTACCGACCTTTGTCATCAACAGGTTTATCTAGCCTGCTGAAGCACCACTGGACCACACAATGGTGGGCCAGCGCGAACATCGCGAAGGTGGGATAAAGGCCCAATGGAGTACCCACGGACCAACGGATTAACACCGTTGGGGCGTAGGGGGCATTGCTGGTTTTGGTATACCAGTCTCCTCTGCAACAATCTTGCAAAAAGGAGAGCCAGCGGCCGTTGACGCCCAACTGGGACAACAGTTCCAGCTGGAACACCATGGGGAAATTATCTGTCGCATTAGACAGATCCATGGAACACGCAACCAGGCCATCCTGGAGCCAGCCTTGTACGGCTTCAACCCCTGCAACCTGGTCGAAAGTGAAGTCATTCGGCAATCGCCGGAGTGCTTCGAAGAGGGCATCACCAAGTGGCTTTAACGCCACCTGGTAAATGCGAGCCGGGTTAGCTGCAAATCGCAGCTTATAACCAGCCTCCTGAATAAGGGCTACCAAACCCATTTCAGGCCGCTCCTGGACACTGCCACCGGAGCGCAAATCGTCTAAACGATTGAGCTCTAACTGGGGGAGCACGTGGTTTTCCAACCCACGTACCGACCCAGACAGTATGTCCCAGTACCTATCGGTCCATTCGGATCTGCGCAAGAGGTAGCGCAGGGAGTCGATAACTCCCTCTACTTCCGGCACGGTACGAAAACCCTTAGGTGCCCGACGGCTTGGACTGGCTTGGTAATCAACCAAGGGAGATCCAGTCTCACTTCCAACTTCTACACGAAGTTTACCGGCGAGTGGGCTCTGGTGGATCAGCCTGAGGCCTTCGATTATGACCTCAGGACCCGGGGCTTGGCGGTTGATAGCCGCCTCCGCCCGTCTCCACTGACGTTCCGTGACCCTTAATTCAGGGTGATCGAACAGAAAGCCAGTGTACACCATCATGGCGTTCCACGCCTTCCGGAAGTCTTTCCGGCTCAGCGCGAACAACACCCTAAAGGGCCCGCGAGGGCCTTTGGGGCCATAATGGATCCATGAGTGGGATTTCGTCGGGCTCAAACCCGCGAAATGTCGTACCAAGTCAAGTTTGATCGATTTGACCCGGTCCACCGCCCATTCTTCCCCACTATCATGTGCCCATTTCTGGACCAACATGATAATCTGGTGCGCCTCATTGGCCGAAAGGCCAATGGCGCGGAGCCTCAAGAGACCATCCTTGGTGTTAAACACCAGCTTATGCCCCCTTTCAGGGTACTAAGCGGATAAGGTCCATAGTGACCCCCACCCCGACCAGGGGCAGTTGCGATACGGGCTTTACGCC